CCTTTCCCACTCGACGCAAATCCTTAGCCTCTTCGATTAGTACCTTTCGCTTTTGTGGGTCTTTCTCTGTTTCGGCCATAAGTTCTATGGATGCCACCATCTTGGCCATTTCCCGAAACAGGTCTCGTTGCTGCCGTTGTTGTTCGATGGCATTACGAGGGAGATAGTCCAATTTGACCAATAGGTCCTTAAACAATTCGTTTTGTTCGTCTGTCTTGTGTTCAATAACCGAGGCCACCGACCCCAACGTCTGCACCGTTTGAATATTCGCCTTTGAGACGTCTTCGAAGTCAAATCGAGACACCTTGGTGCGAATGTTCGCTGCCGAGCGTTCTTTTATAATAGGGGTTGGGGGCATGCTTATGATCCGTTGTTGTTTTTCTTGTCATCAAGATGCTGTAGTAGCAACCCGATATAGACTTCTCGTTCCCACGGCATCATATTTTCCAGTTCTGTCAATGAATAGTGATGTGTATACATCATGATGAAGTTTGTTTTGTAAAAATTGACAAGGTTGTCGTGGGCCAACATTATCCGAAAAAATTTCGTACTCCATCAATCGTGACATCGTTCACGGTCTGACACGCCTCACAGGTATAGGTAGTGTTGTATTGCAGCACAGGCATCGTGTCGAAAAAGACCTCTAGTTTGGCAAATTGTTCGGGAGTCAAATTATCTACAAATGTTCTCCACTCTGTCGGGTCTTCTCCGTTGTTTTCTACCACTTCTTCGGGCGTAATGATTTTTCCAATACATGCGGCTACGACATCATAAATGACGTCTTCTTCTTCCGATTCATACAATCGACTAAACATATCAAAGTTGGGATAACGCATTTCCACTTGCAACCCGTTGCCCAAATCAATAACATGAGTGTGTCCGGGGGTTTCGTGGAGTTTGAACTCTTCTACATTGATTTCTCGACTTACTTTGTGATTGCATCCGTCTTTAGTGCATACCAAGTAGAATTCGATAGTTTCTCCAATGGACTTCGCACGAATTTGTAAAAACATATGCTGCATGTCAAACATGGAGCCGTTTTTAGCCGTCACTACTCCGTCTGTACACGCTTCTACGATCTGTGTTACCGCATTCGTAACGTCTTTGGCTTCTCCACTTTCGTTCGCCATGATTAAAGACTTTTCTTCCTTGACCAAAAATGGTCGAAACGATACTTTCAATTTGGAAATCGGCAATTCAGTTATAAACCGAGGAACAGCCACAACAGGTAAAGACATAATCTACTCCTTAAAATGATGTAGGAAGGTTACTCATACGCTGGATAACATCGACGCCGGTTTCGGGGTTAACATTGGTATCGACTCCCGGAACGGAATACCATTTGAAAACAAACCCAACACGCAAACGATGAAATTGATTAACTGCGTTACTAGACATTGGTTGGGCATCAAGCGCAACGGGAAATGCCTCATGGAGAATCAATTGGAAAATCGGTTTTTCGGCTACCGAGAATGGTCGTTCTTTGACGCCTTTAACTTCGGGAAGAATTCCTAAGGTTCGTTCAGCAGGATAGATCACACCTTCACGTACAATACGACCAACCGATTGTCCCAATACATTACCCGGAATACGATTGGTCTGATCTTCCAAAATACGACGTATGCCGTGTTTCAATTCGTTGGGGTTCAAGGACTGTTGAACATCCCGCACAACGGACGATTTCAAAAATTCGTTGGTGACTTCATTAAAAGGCCGTTGATTTCCTTCTCCAATTGGGGTTAACGCAGTAATCTTGATATCTTGAATATAGTTATTGTAGAACTCTACTTCTCGAAGGGGTCTAACTTTAGCAGATGCTTCAGAAGTTGGGGAACTTCCTATACATAACTGAAGCCATGTTTCAAAGAAAAGTCGTGTTTGCCAACTGGTATCCACTAAAAAAGTAAATCCTACAGAATCTCCCAAATAATCTAAAGTATGGGCTCGACGTTCGGTCAACGCGTTAATTCGCAGATCGCGAGTACGTAATACCTTTCCCGGAAACACGGTCTCTTCACACAACAACGCCAAATCGCGAGAATTCCAATTACTTGCGGGCATCGCAGGTGGAACAGAAAATTCGACTTGGAATCTGTCTGTTCGTGAGAAGCTGGCCTTTTTTGCCAGCGCAATAAACTCTTGGAGCGAAGGTGGAGAATCTTCTCGTTCAACAATAGAAACCGTTGGAAGGATGCCAGTCATTAAACTCTCTCAACCGAATGACGCCACACCGTTTGGGTGGACGTCTTTTGAAATTGTTGTACAGGAAGCATGATGGCGGTTTTCCAGTCAAAAGGATTAATCTTGAGTAAACTGCTTTGTATATGAGAAAAAAGATATCGTTTGACGCATGATAGGATGCCCGGAAAAGCGGCAGCATGTCTCAAGGTGTTCCAAGTTAACATCACTCGGGTCTTGTCATCAAATCGATCATTATTGGTATGTTCCTTGACTGCCGCAAACAATTTCATCCGAAGCATCGGCGGCAGATAATGAAAGTTGATACCCACAAACCCATCAATGATACCTTCCTTGTTGGTAGCTATGTCGAACGGCATGACAAGTGGGAAAATATCATAATACGGAAGTTTGTCCTTGGTTTTGGGATCGTAGAAATAAAGGTAAAAATCTCCGGGTAGAAATCCAAATTTGGACTGTAACGCTCCAAGCCCCGAAGGGGTTCCTTCCATGAGCCGACTAGGACGATAGGTGCTAGGATTCAACTGAGATATCTTTTGTGAATACCATCGCACCGCTTTTGCCGTGGTTCCCCCTACTGCGTCTTGACGAAGTTGTTCAATAGCAGATAAAAACTTCCCACTTGGTCCTCGTTTAATCGGCATTTTGGTTCAATAGGGGGTTGACTTTTGACTTGACAAGTGTTACATTTCGCGGTGTAGTGGATGAATGCAAAGTCATAACATGTAATTACATAGTCGAATGACTAGATACACCCTGCTCAAGGACTATTTATAGGTCTTTCCAAATCCTAATTCATGTTCGGTTAGCACAATAAATTGGCAATTCAAGGCTTGGGCATATTCCCTCGCTGCCTCCCATTTCGCTTGATTGACACCCCAATTCATCACTTCGGTCATGAATTGGGGTGTTTTGCGTTTAGGGATTTCGGGTTTTTGGGTGAAACGATAGGGCTTGATTTCGATCCAGTACTTCTTGATCGACCCGTCCTTTTTTCGCATCTTGACGTAGAAGTCCACAAAATATCGGTGCATTTTGTTATCGACGGGACTTCGGTACGGAATGATGATTTCTTCACTCCCCCATTCCAACACACTCTCGCGTTTATCGCACCACACCATGAAGAAATGCTCCCATTGGGAACGAAACACAATATTATTCACGTCTCCCCGATACTTCTTCGGATACTTGGGTTTATAGTGGCCCCGATTGGTGTTGTTGGTATAGGTCATATTTCGGAAAGGTAGATAAATACTTGTGTCTTTCACAGGATATTTATGACCCAACCGCAATTTGATCCCCTTGCGCCCGTTCGAGAAAATCGTATGCCGAAAGTTGGAGCGGGTACCCCGCCGTCCATCTCGGCACTTCCTCCGGTCAATCCGCAATTACCTCGGGTCTCCTCCTTCGAAGAGTCGGTCAATGCCTTGGGATCGGCAGACCTTCAAGCTCAACAGGAAGGGAAGTCGGGAGCCTTTTTCAATATCATGCGGTATCCATTGGAATTGGGAACCGATGAACATCCTCACTATGTCATGTTTTATGTTCAGGTGCGTCAAAGCGACATCAGCAAGGCCGAGGCGTCTCGTTCCTTAGAAGTAGCATCTATCGACTATAGTCAGCAGAATCGTCCGACAATGGAATCGGGAGCACAAAAAGGTGTGGCGATATATGCTACCCTTCGAGCGGCCCAAGAAACTACAAAAGCGGTTGCTGAAGCTATTGTCGGTCGAAAGGATGCCATCACTCAATCCGCAGCCGGAATTGCCGGAACCGTAGGTGGTGTGGCGGCTGTTGCGAGTGGGTTTGCAGATACGTTAGTTGGGGAACGCACTAAGATTATTTTGAAAGATGCTATTGCGTTGTATCTGAATGGAGTTCCCAAAGTCCAGTATCATGCCTCATGGTATAATGAAGATTTAGGCACATTGGCTGGTGGGGGTGGGAAAATTGCCCAACAACTATATGAGGAAACAAAGGAAACAGGAACAAAGGTTGTTGATAATTTGAAAGGTATGAAATTTGGAAAGGCGTGGAACGAATTGATGGAAGGTGGAAGTGACGTTTTGAATATTTTGAGTCGGGGAGGGGGAAACGCTGCTCGGGCGATGGTGTTGAAGGGAGCGGACAAGGCGAAGAATGCCATCTTAGGGAACTTTGGAGCCGCCCTAAAAGCCTCGGCAGCCGTCACAGAAAACCCCTTTAAAGCCGCCTTGTTCAATAGCATGGGGTATCGACAGTTTGCCTTTGAATATACCTTTCTTCCCAAGAATGCGGCGGAATATAAAGAAGTCCAGAAGATCATTCACACCTTCAAGAAATACATGCATCCCATTCTCGGAGCCGATAAGTTCATTATGTATTATCCGGCGGAATGGAACATTGCCTATTACTACAAGACCGCCACGAACGATCAACTCTTCAAGTTGGCCAATTGCGCGTTGGTCGATGTGGCTGTCTCATACGGTGGCACGGATTTCACCACGTTCAAACGCTTGCCGGGGGCTCCGACCGAAATTACGTTGGGCTTGCAGTTTGTGGAATTGGAGCTTCTCACACAGGGTCGTATCGACCAAGGATTCTAATGTCTTATTTTGCGAAGTTTCCGTTGTATGTGACCCGCATCGATGGACGGCAGATTGTCATGACGGATTTTTTCCGTCGCATTGCGGTGGGGGAACTGTTTGGGGATGTATCGGTAGCGTTGGTGCCGTACTTTATCAAGGAAAACGAAACTCCCGAACAAGTTTCTCAGAAGTTTTACGGAACGCCGTTTTATCATTGGGTCCTCTTGTTAATCAACAACATTGTCAATGTGTACGAGGAATGGCCGCTTGGAACTACCGCCCTTAACATGAAGATCACGGAAGAATACGACGATCCAAATGGGGTGCATCACTACCTGAATACCGCCAATGGGTATATTGTCGATGCGGACGAATTAGACCCCGACGTTCTTCCGGTCTCGAACATCGAATATGAGCAGGAAACGAATGATGCCAAGCGTGAAATTCGGGTGCTTGATCCGGCCTATGTTACTCGGTTTGTCCAACTCTTTGACGAATTGATGGGTGCGTAATGGTTGATGCAATTGAACCTCGGGTAGACCCGAATTTTATCAACGAAGCGGGTGACGTTATTACGGAAGCCGTCACCGTCACGACCCAAGATGGGTATGTCTTTGACGTTTCGAATTTCTGTTTAGGCATTACGCTTTTTGAAGACATATTTTCGAATGTGATGGTGGGAGAGGCGTTGTTTATGGATTCGGCCAACCTGATCACAAAAGTGCCTTTTCAGGGCATTGAGTTTATCACCATTTCCTATCGAACGCCTTCCTTTGTTGAGCGAATAGCCAAATCGTTCAAGGTGACTTCGTTAAAGGATCGGGCATTCACCGCGACAGATCGGGAGCAAATGTATGTCTTGGGGTTCATGTCGAATGAAGGGGCTCGGGACAATATCATTAACTTGAATCAGAAATTTTCGGGGACGACCGATCAAGTCGTAAGTAAGATTTGGCAAGACCATCTCACCTTACCTCGATTTTTGTCGGATAGTGCATCTCGAACCACTCTTGTGATGCCGCAATCCCGACAAAGTTCGTCGATTACCTTCGTAGCTCCTAATTGGACCCCGCTCCAGACGATTAACTGGGTTGCTTCGCGAAGTTTTGACGTGGGTACCGAACTGAATGGGTTTCAATTATTCGAAAGCAATAAGGCATTTTATTTTCGTAATTTAGACGAATTGATTGAGACGCAGGACACGGCTCGTGATGTTTTTGCACGGTATGTATACTATCCGGGTGCCGCTACTGTTGAAATCCCTCGTAGCAATGTCTTATATACGAAGCCCGAATTGTTGAAGCAGTATAGCATCGTACGAAAAATCAAGCCATTCACACAGTTTGACATTTTGGAATGGCAGAACCGGGCGTTCGTGGCAGGAAAGCTTATCACCCACGACATCGCATTGAAGACGTACAACGAGTATTTCTTCGATTATTACAACCCATATACCAAAGAGATTACGGTCAACAAGAATCCCACGGCCTTTCCGCAAACGGTGATGCGAAATGCAGATTGTATGCAGACGATGCGTACCAAGCAGTACAAACTACATAATGAGATGCAAGACCCGTTGTTTGAAAAGTGGGTGTTACAACGAAATAGTTTGTTGTATGAATTGAGTGGAGTTAACTTGGAAATTGAAGTTCCCGGACGGACGGACATTGAAGTGGGACGGTTGGTAGATTTTGTGTATCCAAAGTCCTTGGATAAAATGGAAGGAACCACAGCAGAATGGGTGAATGACGAATTTATGACGGCGCGATATTTGGTGACGAGTATTCGCCACGATTTTTCGTTGAATACCCATACCATGTATCTTGAATTAGCCCGGTATATCTAATGCCAAATTATTTCAATAACACGAGTTTTCATTGGTGGGTGGGAGTGGTAGAAGATCGCATGGACCCCTTGTATCTGGGGCGTTGTCGGGTCCGAGTGGTGGGATATCATACCATAGACAAGACCAAGCTACCTACCGCTGATTTGCCGTGGGCCTATCCATTGCAACCTATTACGTCGGCGGCGATGAGTGGCATCGGGGAAACACCTTTGGGTCCGGTGGAAGGTACATGGGTGATGGGATTCTTTCGAGATGGAACGGATGCCCAAGAACCGGTGATGATGGGAACCTTGGGAGGTATCCCCCAATCTGCGTTTCATCATACATTGAAATCGTCAGATGGATTTGTTGATCCTACTCGACAATATCCCCTTGTTATGTTGATGGATGAAGCGGACACCAATCGACTGGCCCGTCATCAAGGCGCTACCATCGTAGACGTCAAAAATGCTACTCGTCATACAGGAATTCCAATTGCATTGGATTCGTCCACATGGAGCGAACCCAAAAGTGCATATAATGCCAAGTATCCATTCAATCACGTTAAGCAAACTGAATCTGGTCATATTATAGAATTAGACGATACAGCGGATAATGAGCGTATTCATGTATATCATAAACGAGGAACGTTCACAGAAGTTGATCCATCGGGAAGTCAGATAACGCGTATTGTAGGCGATACCTATGAAATTTGGGAACGTAATGGGTTTTTATATGTGAAAGGCAAGGCGAATATCACGGTGGAAGGTTCAGTGAATATTCTAGTGAAGAATGATTGTAATTTGCAGGTGGACGGCGATCTGCGAACGGAAGTACATGGCGATTATGATTTAAACGTGGCGGGCGAAATAAAGGTGACGGCAGGAAACGACATCTCGTTGAAGACCCCTCAAACAATTCGAGCCGAAGGTGAAATGGCTATGAAATTGAAGAGTGCTGTATTCTTGGCGCAAGGTACCAGCATGGCAGCTATCAAAGGAAGTGTAGTGGCGGTCGATGGATTGTTTCTTCAGCCTAATCTGGCTATTTCTCCCGGAGCAACAAGTGCCATCGCGACGGCAGCCAGTGCAGCAGGCGGGGTGTTTCCCAATTCACCACCGGTTGATGGAAAATCGCCATTGGAGCCGGTGTTATCCCCATTGGGATTTACACTTTCGGCTGAACAACGAGTGGCATTTGAGGTTGAAAAGATTCATGCATATGCCAAGGCGAACGACACAAATCTCTCTGATGAAGCGCGTCTTACGGCCCGAGAATATGGTAAATTGAAAACGGAGGAGTTGGATTCTAATGCCGTGATTTCTCTGCCGGTGGTGGAAGAACCCGCCTTGGCATCTCAATATGATTGTCCAGTAGGACGTATGGTCGTGGCGGCAGCACGATTGGATTTGGGTATTATTGAAACTGGGGCCCCCAACGGCCTCAATTATGGAGGCAAGCTGGGGGGTGGAATGTTGTCGCCGGGAGTTTTTGGTCGTATTGATGCCATGTTGAAGCTTTGCGGACTGGACAATCAGGCGGAAGTCCGCCGAAAGGGAGAAGGGCTCTTCTGGTGTGCTGCGGCAGTCACAGCATGGTGGAAGTCAGCAGGATTGAAGGTGCCGTCGGGTTCGGCTTCCTGCCGTCGTTGGGAAGAGTGGGCCCATGAACATGGTTATTTCTCGCTTACCCCCAAGATTGGGGCAGCCATTTTGTATGGTACTTCGGGAGCCGCCCATCATATCGGAATCGTTTCATCGGTGGGAGCCGATGGGTCCATCACGACCATCGAAGGAAATACAACCGGGGGAGATTTCAATCGAAACGGTTGTGGCTGTTATATCAAAACCCCTCGTTCTTATATTGGATTTGTTTTGCCGCCTTCATGCTCGACCACATAAATACAGTATATGACACTTCTTACACCGTATCGCATCTACAAAGATATTGATTTGACATTTACGCGACATCCTCAAACGTCGGACGTCGCGAAAGTGTTGGATGTCAATTCGGTGAAACAGGCCATCAAATTACTGGTGTTGACGAGATTTGGGGAGCGATTATTTGACCCCACCAGCGGGTCTCCGGTGTATGGGTTGTTGTTTGATCCTATCGATCCTATTACGACGGAAGTATTACGGCGTTCGATTGAACAGGTCATTCAAAATCATGAACCGCGTGTAGTATTGAATCAATTGACAGTAATTCCCGATCCGACTGGGCGGGCCTATAATATCACAATTTACTTTACAGTCGTGGGCATTCCTTTGCCTGTTGTGTTTACCTTTACTCTTCATAGGCTAAGATAATATGTCGGAGCTACGTGTCACCGAACTTGATTTTTCAACCATCAAGACCAATCTCAAAAACTACCTCAAAGCGCAGACGGAATTTGCCGACTACGATTTTGATGGGGCCGGGTTGAATGTGTTGTTGGATGTGTTGGCATACAATACCCACTACATGGCTACCGTGGCGCATTTACAAGCCAATGAACAGTTCATTGATACGGCCATCAAGCGATCTTCGATCATTTCTCTAGCGAAAACTTTAGGGTATATTCCCCGTTCCACCACATCTTCCCGAGCTACATTGCGCTTGGTGGTGACTCCGGCGGGAAGTCCACCCCCAACATTGACCTTGGACACAACGGTCAAGTTTGTCACGACGGTTAACAATACCGTATACACATTTAATGTGGGGGAAACTCAAGTAGCGACGTTAACAGACGGAATTTACACCTTTGAAGACGTAGAAATTTTGGAAGGGTCACGGCTGGCCAACGAATTTACTATCACGTCGGATACTCGTAGTGGTCCCTTGGTGATTCCGGTGTCTACGGTAGACATCACATCGCTAACTGTGGCGGTCCAGAATTCTATTAACGATGTAACAACGACGATGTATACCCGAGCCACGGGAGTCGTGGATGTGTTGCCCACGAGTGCAGTATATTGGGTGGAAGAAAATCCTGATGGTAACTATCAGATCGTGTTTGGTGATGATATCATTGGAAAGAAGTTGACAGTAGGAAACATCGTGACCGTGGCGTATATTGCGGCCAGTGGGTCGGCTCCGAATAGTGCATCAACTTTTTCGTTGAGTGGAGACATCTCAGGCGAAACGAACGTAACGGTACAAACCATTGCCGCTGCCGCAGCAGGATCGGAGAAAGAAACGATTGACGAAATTCGTTTTAACGCTCCAAAATTCAATGCTACACGCAATCGGGTAGTGACGGCTCAAGACTACAAGTCGTTGATCTTGGCAAGTTTGTCGTCGGTGAAGTCGGCGGTTGTGTGGGGCGGTGAAGAAAACATTCCGCCCATTTATGGCAAGGTGTTCATCACGCTCGATCCGGAAGACGGAGCCGTCATTACGGACAATGACAAAACGTATTTGATCAACGAAATCTTCAAACCACGCAGTGTGATGACCGTGGATCATGAGTTTGTGGACCCCGAGTATTTGTATTTGGGGTTTGATATCGCGTTGCAGTACGATCCCAAAGTAACGAACTATTCAGCTACAGATTTGACCGCGCTCGTACGAGCCGAAGCGTCCAATTACTTTACGACGAACCTTTCGACGTTGGATAAGACGTTCTTCTTTTCACAATTTGTAGACGCCTTGACTTCGGTCAGTGCCGCGATTGTGGGTATTTTGGTCAATATGAGATTGCAGTTGCGTATCGCAAACATTCAATCTTTCAACACCACCAACGACCTTCGCTTTTTGGCAGCGTTGGAACCCGGCAGCATTCATAGTACAACGTTTTCAACCCTTGTGCGGGATATGACGTTCCAAGCGTACTTACAGGATTTTCCGAATGATCGGATTCCGAATTTGCTTGGCACAGGTACGATATCCTTGATTGATTCGGTCAGTGGGGACACCTTGGTCGCCAATGTGGGTCAAGTCAACTATGGGACTGGGGTTTTGAGTTTTTCAGATTTGAATATTTCAGCATATTTGGGCAATATTGAAGATGTGCGAATCACGGCGATTCCTCAAGAAATGTCGAAGAACATTTCGTCGAAGACGATCAGCGCGACGGCCTCTTCAACTGGAGCCGTCATTCCAGCCCCCTCACGTAATATCATCATCCGATTGGATGACAGCGATATCAATAGTGATATCAACTTACAAGCGGGTGTCACCGTTTCCGCCACGCCCTATTTGCCGTTGACCTAATGCCTGTAATTCGTCATAAACTCCATCATCTTATTTCGGGGCAGCTTCCGGAATATCTTCGAGCGCAATATCCTCTGTTTGTGGATTTTCTCGAACAATATTATCGGTTTTTGGAAACTACCGATGGAGTGGTTGACGTTGCCCTGAATTCGGACACATGGATCGACATCGATCAAACTTTGGATGTCTTTTTGCCCGAATACCGGAAGCAATTTGCGGGCGATATTTCTCAAACGGCGGTATTGTCCCTTCGTCGATTGGTGAAGTGGATTCATCAGTTTTATGAGGCCAAAGGATCAGAAACCGCCACGGAACTCTTTTTCCGCTTCATGTATAATGATGCGGCGTCTGTTTCCTATCCGGGGGAATACATTCTTCGGGCATCTGATGGACGGTGGAAGCGACGTAAGTTGCTCAAACTCGACGCGGAGCATTTCATCGATGAGAATGGAGCCAACCCCCTCTCCGTGTTTGATTTGGAAGGGAAAGTCATCACCCTTTCCTATACCACCTATGTTCCTCATGTTGGAAATGTTGAAACACAGGTTACGACCGCTTGTCTAGTAGTGACAGAGTTGTTGGAACAGAAATCCATAGATGTAGGACAACATATCTATCAATTAGAGGTCGATTTAGACCCGGATTATCCATTTCCAGATAATGCAATTAAAACTGAGGCGGCAGATCAAGACGAGGCTATTTGCAGTCATATCTACGTGTCGTGGGATGGTGATGTATACGGCGCATTGACCAAGCAAATTACTGCGGTGTATTTGGTACAAAATGGTGGATCGAACTTTCGTGTGGGGGATGCATTTGTTATTAACGAAGGGGCTCCCGGATCGTATTTTCTTGATTTGACGTTGGGAGGCCGATACGTCGAAGAGATTGACGGGCCTGATGCATATGTCGAATTTGTTCATAGTCTGAATAACGCTATTGTTCGGGTGAGCCAAATTCTCCGAGAAGGAGAAGGAGCGTATTTTGCTCAGGATTATGTGGAGTTTGATTATGTTGTGTTGAATAACAACTATGCTACTGTCCCGTCGGACGATACTATAAAGCAGTTGCAAATTATTACCACCGGGCACCAATTCTCAGTGCGTCGGGATGAAGGGGGATATGCTGATCCTACGTGGGATGAAGATTATTCAGTCAATTCCTCTTTTGTGCCTGTGCATTATGTCACGGCGTTTTTGAATCCGTATGTGCTTGGTTCTCAGGCCACGGTGGTATTCAATATTGGGTATTTGTATCACGAACGCGGTCGCTTTGTCACCAATGCAGGATTTTTGTCAGACATCAATAAGCTGCAAGATAATGAATATTATCAAGCATATTCGTATGTAGTAAAGAGCCAGCAGCAATTGCATATTTGGAAGGATGCCTTTCGTAAAACCGCTCATCCGGCTGGATTCCGGGTATTTGGTCAGTTGGATGTTTCGGGTACGTTGTCGTTACCAATGACAATAGAAGACGCATTGGTACAACACGCCACTCCGACTACTACTACGTTGGCTCCAACCACATTGGCTCCGACGACGATAGCTCCAACAACCACATTGGCTCCGACCACGTTGGCTCCAACGACGACAACCTTGGCCCCGACAACGTCAACCTTGGCCCCGACAACTGAGGCTCCGACAACTACGGCAGCCCCAACTACAGCAGCGCCGACTACGTTGGCTCCAACGACAACTACGTTGGCTCCGACAACGACAGCAGCCCCAACCACGTTGGCTCCGACGACAACGACATTGGCTCCGACGACATTGGCCCCAACCACGTTGGCT